TTAGAACATACTAACAACTTTAATAGGCAGATTGGCTGAAACCATTGCATCTTCTACCATTGTAGCTGTTAAAATTAAATCGCCTTTTATTAGTCCCTTCAATTTGACAGTTGAATCTGTCACTTCCACTATCTCTGCATTAGTATTGGATAATGTAAAAGTACAAGCCTTAGAAACTACCCCTGTGCTATCTGAAACTGTCGCTGTATATACTTTTGTAGCGTACTGATTAATAGTAGCATCCCCAACGAGGACTATTGTATATCCTTCAGCTGGTGGATCAGGTTCAGGCTCTGGCGTTATGATAGTATCAGTGTCTGGTATCTCATTTACCATATCATCAGCTGCCCTGATAGTATCCTTTGCAAATGTCAAAGCCATCAAGCCATCATTTGAAGTATCTACCATAGTGCAAAGCCATGTATTTCTCAAGGCTATTACTCTATTGCCTTCCATTATACCCATAGTATGAGGTATTATAACCCTTATCCTTCCATCAACTATTGATATGAAGGCATCCCAGTCAAAAGAAACTCCATCAACTTTGATTATAGCATCCACAGATTGGACTATGCCATCAATTATGAAATTGAGTTTGTAGTTTACGGCTTGTATTATACATCTGTCATATACATTTTGTATTGGCTGCTCTTTCAATATGACTATATATTTCACGCCTTGATATTCTATAATATCTCCCTGTGAAACTACATCCTTCAATGCAAATAGATATTTTGCATCTTTTCCGACTTCCCTATCCTTGATTTCATTGATTATGCCATCCGAATCAACGCCATTTATTTTAATAGCCTGCTTTGGCATATTCAAGAACATATCTAGTATTGGATTAAACATTCTATCACTTCCTTTAATTGTAAATGTTATTTTTACATAGAAAACACCTATTTAAAGGCAATTTAAGGGGCGTTAATTCGTTGGCTATACATTTGCCTTACCTTGAATTTAAAACCCCTTAAATCTATTAAATATAATAGTTTTCTGCCCTTAGAATTGAAATTACATTATCTGTAAAGTATGTACTGATAAGATGAAGGTATTTCTGCTTCAACCTTGAAACTGTTTATTTGAAAATCTTCAACAATATATTTGCATGGCGTGTTAGCTGCATCAAATAGAATATAATCTGCTCCATCATTGAGATATAGTTTGTAATCGCCTGATATTGCAAAATGTATTTCCAACTTTTCAAACGGATTGCTTGCAAAGTTTTCCGAATATGTACCTTCCTTGTATCCTTTAGATGTCTTGATTTCTGCATATTTCATAATTAAAATCCTCCTTAGTATTGTATTCTGTTAAATAGTAGGCTGAAGCATCCGTCCTGTTCATTGTCTGGCAGTTCGGATATTCGTTTCCTTATTTTGGCTATCCTTGCTTCAAGATGTCTGCTTGCATCTCCAATGGTCGCAAACTCTGTTTCTACCTTTCGCATGAGATCAACGTTATTTCCTACGGACTCTAGTATATCTATTACCGTATATAGTAAATCACGCTGCATGGTGGCTTTGTCATAGTCTGTAGTAGCTGCAAGGCTATTTTCTACAAGGAATTGAGTATATTCGATATCTGTAAAATACTCCTTGTTGGATAATTCAAGTTTGAGTCTATCTATTACTTTCATATGATTACCTTCCTTTCAAGATTATTTTTATCAATTAAGATAATATTAAATAAGATTGTTTGTGTAATAAAAAAACACCCTTTGCAGGTGTCTATTGGTTTGTTTTGATATGGTGGATTGTATAGGGTTTGTTGTGGTAAATGTGGAATTGAAATATTGGTAGTGTTGGAATGTCATTGCCAATGGCTTGAAATATTGGTGGCAGAAAAAAAGTGTGATTGCCGAACCACAAAAATAGCAGAAGGGGTATCAAGATTATTGACATTTTATTGCATAAATGGTATTAATCCATGCAATAGACTCTGTTAAATCAGTATCAATGTACCCCTTTTTATCCTTCTACTTTTCCCTGTTTTCGTGACCACCATGCCCACACGTTGAAATCGAGCCATTTACCATTTTATGGACTATGCCTTAAAGATACATTTAGGGAATAGTATATATCCACCTGTAATAGGTGCAAACCTCACACCTATTGATAATGCTACATTTGTTATAAGTTTACATAATAAACAGATGGCATAATAGTCATTATACCTTCACTTCCACTTTTACCAATTCTGCTGCCTGATTTTATCCTAATTTCTTCCATATCTACTTCCATTTTCTGGGATATTATACCCTGAATTCTGGGTTAATGTTCGTGTTATTCCGAACATTCAATGATATATTGTAGTAATATTGTATGTAACAGCACGAACATGACAGGTCTAATTGTCCACCTACCACATACATTCCGTTACCAATTGTCCACCATTCACGAACACACTCTGTTTATCTCCCATTTGCTCACTTATACTCACTCATGCTCACATATCCTCGCACGTTGATACATCAACACTTATAAGCATTATCTCTACCACCTATTCTACCACACCATCATCCACTTTGCCATCTACATTCCCACCACTACTGCTACCTTCCTGCTCTATCCTTTCAAGTTCTACTGATACATTATTCGTTATTTCTGATTTCTCTATTATGGTCTTTCTACTTATAGCACCCATACCATATTGTCTTTCCATCTGTTCAAGTAATTCGCTATTATTTACAGGCCTATTATAATTAAACTCTACATCCACATATTCATCTATTCCAACCTTCTTACCCTGCATCTGCATAGCCTTAATTATCATATCAAACCTATCCTCAAACCCTTCTCTGATATACACTTCCATATCCCTTGCTTTATTATCCAAGTTCTGATAAAGCATCTGAAGTGATACCTCACTTACATTACTAACATTATTCTGTCCGAATATATGGGCAGGCACACACGCTGTCATCATTAGTTGTTGCATCAAAGAATCATACAGCAACTTAATACTTGCACTATCAAGATTACACGCTGCATATTTGAAATCTCCATCATCAAGATTAAGCACATATCCCACAGCATCAGCATTTACACTATTGTCTAGTTTCTGCCCAATAGCCACTGGCATAGGATTAAGACTTAGTGTATATATACTATCATCCATCTTGTTTAATAGAAACTCTATCTTGCTTATTATAGGCTTGATATCTTCCAGTATAGACTTGCCATAACATCCATCATATTCATTTTCTCCATTCTTGTAATGGATAGGAAGTCCAGTAGCATTATTATATTCAGCAATTAATTTCAAGAATCCACCTTCATTAGAATACTTCTCCACCCTATCAGGATAGTAGACTATGTACTGCTCGATATTACTTAGCATATCTGCCCAATACTCTATAAATGCTATGTACTCGCCACCATCTGAATATACTGGGAATCCATCTTCAGGATTAATCAGTTTGCCTTTTATCTTACCACCATCTATATATATGTATTCGTAGGCATCGCCATATTTGTTCACCTTATCTAGTATCTTGTAGTTTTGATTATGGAATCTGCCCATTCTGAACACTCTATCCATCTCTTTTACAAGTCCTTCAGAACCACTTAGGCTGACTCTTTTACCTAGTAGATATGAATTATGAAATAGGATTATCGACTTAGCAATATTCAGAACCATCTTGGACACTTCATAAGTCTGCCCCTTGAACGTTAAATCCTCCCTGTTCAAGACACTGTGAACGCCTTCAAGATAATTTTTATTGTCAAGAACCCTGCCTACTCTGCTTACATGATGTGATTGTCTGACTTCATCAACAAACCATGTACTGCTCCCACCATAATTCAACCTAATATATTCTGCTATATTCATCTTATCTACCTTCCTTTTCTGTTTTGGTTTCGACCTTCAATTTCCCTTTGCTCCAGTCCTTAAACTCTGCATGAGGTATTATTTGATATACTTCATCTGTCGGATCACTCCAACAACGAACATATACACATTGGCTATCATCTGTTACAATTTCATATTGCATTGTCTTTACCTTCCTTTTTGTAAGGCTACGCGGATTTCGCGTATCCACTGATTAATTTGATAAACTACGTCATTTTGACGTAGTTTAACTAGCTCATTTTGAGCTAGTTTTGATGGTCTTGATTAATTTGCCCTACAGTTGTTTTAAATTCTCTACCCCTTATAATCCATCATGGAAGGATTTTAAATCAATCTACGGGCTTGTATACGTTTTTAGATACCTGTTATGATAGGCTATCGTATTGTAATAAGCATGGTATCTATTATGATAGGATAGCGTATAGCAATAAAACGATAAGAAAAATAAGGACTCTGTATTTTTGCCGACTCCTTATTTTTACGCATACCAAAAACCTGCCTTTATGCCTTGAATAGCCATCGCCAATGACATAAGCAAATCATCATGGCTGCCTTTCATAGCATTCATACTTGAACCTTCAGCGACAAAGGTTTTCATTTCCTCAAGTATTAACCTACTATTAATAAGTATCTGTCCAGTTTCGAACATCTCCCTTAAATCGCTTATCATCATTGGCTTTGTAACTTGAGTAGTTTCCCAACCTACCTTCTTCTTCCTTTTGCCCCTTGCGTCATACGCTTTATGTTTGTGCATATTCATATAATTGTAATCAAACCTTAGTCTTGATATTACAGTATGCCCTGCACTCGCTTTTTCAACTACAAGATAGGCATAGTTGTAATAGTGGCCTAACTCTTTTACCAGCTCAGCAAATATATGAGGTGCTATCTTGTTATCTCTAAATTCTGCCACCTGTTCGCCATCCTCATTTACTACAACACAAACGCTATAATCCTGCCCAACACCTTCAGCACTGTCTACGCCTATGTAGTATTTCATGCCCTGTTCAGGCGTATGCCAAATAGAAAAGGACTTACCATAATATCTATTTAAGATTTCTGGAAGTCCTGGGATTGATTTCTTTTCTTTTGGATTAACTATGTACCTTTCACGTTCAACAATTAGTTTTGAATCGAATATGGCATTTCCCGTTGTAATAAATGCTTCAATATCACTTGACGGAAATTCTTGCTGAAATTCTTCCTCACTTGCATTGTTGATTTTAAGCCTACGCCACACCAACTGTTCAATAGTAGCACCTTTACTATACAAGTCCATTTCTTCACTTGTTAGGCTATCAGGATCAAGCATCTTATTGCCCCTCGCTGTCCATACATCCACAGCATTTGCATAATCCTTTTCGAACATGGATTTATTTTCATACCAGTTATAAAAAAATGGCTTATACATATTCTCACCCTTTTTGGCTTTTTGCCATAGTTGGTGGAAGTAGTTTAAGCCATTGGCTGTAGATTCTAATATCATAACGCCATCTGGTACAAGTGCCTGTTCGATTGCAAGTAGCTGTTTATTAATAGTATCCTTCATAAACGCCACCTCGGACAAATGTGCAAACTTGATTGTCAAACCCCTTGCAACATCCTTGTTTCCACAGGTACAAACTATAATCCTGCTACCATTTACAAACTTGAGTTCCTTTTTGTTGTTATTGATAAGTTTAACCCTTAGAACATCTGGAATAGTCCAATACATGGTTTTCAGTTTCTCAAATATACCTGTCGCACTGTCTATGCTATAAGACATCAAAAGGCACGTTGTATTTGCTTGCGTGTTGGCATAATATAGCGATAACGCCAATGCGATAGACGAGAATCCCAGCTGCCTTGCCTTGAGTATGACATTATATTTTTCTAAATTCTTTACAAAGTCGGCTTGCAACTCATTGAATACAAATGGTACAAGTTGGCCATTCTTATCGACTATCTTAATCAGATTTTCTATGTACGTTTTAGGATCGCTTAATAGGCGTTTGAGTCTATCCTTCTTACTCACCCATTTCTTTTTTTCTTTACTCATCTTCATCAATCCTTACATCTTCCAAGAGTCCCATAAGTTCATCCTTATCATCCTTGAAAAATTCTTTGCTGAAGTCCATTAGAAACTTTGCACTGTTCACATCGCCTGCAAGTGCCTTAGCATAATATGTATCGTACAGATTAATCATCTTAGAACCGTGCATAATCTTCATTAATCGTTTTATAGCCTGCTGGACTTCTTCTTCATAGATATAATTGTCTGTCACTTCCTTCGGCGAACCTTGTAGAAACTTCCTTGCAAAGTCCTCATAAGATTCTGCTGAATACATCCCATACTTGTATAAAATCCAATATGCCTTTTGCCTTGTTGTTATCTCACATAGTTTTGAAAGTAGTGATTTTTCTCTGTTAGCTACTGCCATGTTCCTTCCTCCTCAAATAGTAATGCTTGCATTATTTTCACATTCCTTTTCAACTGTTCAACCTGCCATGATATATACATAGTCCGTTTATCTTGCTCTATGTATGATTGTTTTAACTCTAATGTCATTTCTTCAATTCGTTTTATACCTTCTGCAATTTCATCTAATTTATCCATTGTTTCTTCCTCCTACCATAATTTGAATTATTGTAATAGATATATGGCACAAACCGACAGGTTTGGGACATCTAGGTGCGTAGCACCGTACCTTCTTTTAAGTTATTACCTATAAGGGGGTTACCCTCTTGCAAGGAAAACCACCTTGCAATTCACCCGACCCCCTTAAACCCCCACAGGGATTTCCATTTACAAAAAACGTGCTATAATTAAACTCCCAAACTATGTTTACTAATTGTTAGGACTTTAATCTTAGCACGATTTTTTGTTTACTCTAAATATTGTTGAATTTGTGCATAGTGATAACCTTCGTCTTGTTGACGCTCAAGCATATCACTTATATACATCTCATATGTTAAACTATATCCTCCATTGTATTTTTTTTCCCTTCTTGCATTTGAATATTCTCGCAACTCTTTTTTGACATCTGGGTAATCAATATCAATTAATAAATCTATAATTTTTTTTGCACCCCTCAAGTAATTAGCATTCATTCTGCTATAATTCCATTTATTCAAAACTTCTTCGTTCTCTGTTCCTGTTTGCCTATGGATTTTTTCTTCAGCTAACATTTTAGATTTTCTTTTGCTTATGGATTTTTTTATATTTCTTATGACACTGGATATATATTTTTGATTTATATTCATTTTCAGTGTTTTATAATCCATCTTTTCCATATCTTCAGCCACTATCACTATTTCAAACCCTTCAAAACCTGATTTGTAACCTTTTATGGCATTAGCACATAGATAATCAACCCTACTAAAATATTCCTTCATCTTTTTGTCATTCCTGATTATCTTTTGCATATTACCACCCATAGACGCCAATACTTCTTTTTTCGTCTTTTTGATTATTTTACATTCTTTTACGTTTGCAATTCTGCCAAAATCATTGATGAAAATTATAGATTCAAATGCGATATGTCCTTTAGATTCTAACCTTTCTAAAGATTTATGGAATGTATTTCTTAGTTTGTCGTATGCTCTATCCAATACATCATACATGGCTTCAGTATTTTCAAGTTTGAATTTGTCGTTTGCATAATTGTATAGCCTATTTTTCTCTTTGCAAGCCACCTTGTAATTGCAATTAATTAAGCCTACTATTTCTCCAAGTTGTCTATTTGTTGTTCTGAGATAACTTATATCTTCATCGCAAAAGTACGCCAACAAGCAATTATCTATATCTTCGCCTATTTCAAGTGGCCTGCTATTGTTTTTTCTTCCATCTATTTTAGGATCAACTACTTCTTTGATTCCTGTTATCGTGTACCATGTTTTATCCTTAGTAATATTCAGATACCTTTGTATATCTTGAAATTGCCTTTGCTTTGCTCTGGTATCTGTTTTCACTTCAATTTCAAGCATTTCGCATAAACCTTTATACTTCATTTTTTCATTTAGTCTTATATTCCTTAGATTCATTCCTTTAACCTCCAATAATTCAATACGCATAAGCGTTTCAATTAATATTTTCTATGCTATCCTTGTATTCTGCCAATTCTACTACCCTCAAGCCATTTTGTATAAAGTGGTCTGGTCTTTTCTCTGTCGAAAACAAAATAGACTGCATTTGTTTTTTTGTGGACTCCCACAGATAATGGTCTAACCTTATGCTCTATATAAAAATATGCTTGTTGTGGATTGTAGATATATATCATTTCACCATTCATTTTTTCAGCCATAATTATTTCCCTCCTACGATACCTTTCCTATTTGTCTTTAGTTTTCTGCCTGTTCTCTTTGCTAATGTTTGTTGGTTCTCTTTTGAAACCTTTTTGAATTTCTCTATCATCATTTCTATGTTCATATTACCATACATCTCCTATTCGAATAATTTAAAAATACTGTCTGCCTTTTGTATTAGCTGTAATTTCTGTTCAGTTGTTTTTGCTCCTGCATAAGCGTATAAATTTATCTTTGCATTAGCCTTGTACTTGATTTTCCTTGTTGCTATGTAATTTTTGCTTATTCTAATTTTCATCAATTTGTCCTCCCACAGTCAAAATGATTATCATTGAATCAATGATAATTTCACACTGTCTTTTGATACCATAGCATTTGAAAAACAGATGTCCTTACCATCGTTCAATTTTCCTCGCTGCCATGTAAGCAACTGAATATTTTTAAAATATGTATGTGTCTTAAATATATCCTTTGGTAGTTCCATATCAAAGCCGAATAATTCGTTTATGGCATCCACCCTGATTGCTGAATGTAATCTGCCTGCATGAAGTTGAATAGTGCTATCAAGATTATATTTCTTCTTGATTACCTCAAATTCATCCTTGGATGTCCTATTCAGCATATCTGTAAAAGCATCAAGTCCCATAGATTCAAGCCACCATGCGTGTACTTCCCTATTCCAATCTTTGCCATAGTGCCATAAATAGCCACTGTCAATGCTGATTAATACTTTCAGCTGCTCATCTGTTAGCCTACAAAATGGATAATTAACAAGCCATAAAACAAGCATCGTTGTAGACAAAGGATATTTCCTTCCATACCTTGTATCCGGCTGTAATGTATTAAGATTTATCGCATTGTCATTTTGATAGTATGTCTTATGATTACTGAAGCATTTACCCCTACTCATATCCAAGTCTACGCCTACTAGATTCTTAGGCTTATCACAAAATGCCATCTGCTTGAAGTCATAGAATCCAACTATATTACATCCATATATTTTTTTTAATACTGCACATGCAAATAGACTGTCTAAGTCATTAGTTAGGATCAGTCCATTTTCCGTATTAAGTCCTTGCCACCAATCTGGTAGGCTATCCCTGTTCAACTTCTTCACGTTCAACCTCATCAACCCCTTTTGCCATATCATTTTCTGCGTTTTTTACTTTTTCCATATCTGCCATATTTAGTGCTTTAATCCAAGCGTCATAATGTTCCTGTGAAATGTCCCTTTTCTCGGACTCCATCATGGATATATAATTTCTTGATACTCCCAGTGCCTTTGCTATTTGCGACTGGCTTAAATCTCTATATAGTCTAAGCATCCTTAGTTTGTTTCCCCTTAGCATTTTGTAATTCCCTCCTATAATTTGTAATATCGTGACAAAGTGTAACAATGGTGCAAAATAAAATGACAGGGGACAATTAAGCCCCCTGCCTATATATACTAAATGCAATTTTTCCAAGTTGAAGCATTAGAGTTATTTTTCGAAAATATTAATGAATGAAAATATCAAAAATAAATACTGAAAAAGTCCGTCCACTTATCCAGTAATTAGAATGATTAGATTAGATTATGCTATACTTTTCCTTACTACAACAACCCCGTCGTCGGCTAAAAGTTTGCACGCATACATGCAGTCGGCCACTATATCGGTGGCTTTGAGTTTCGCTTCTCTTTCCAGTTCGACTTGGATATTTTTTTTCATTTTATATCCTATAGAGTTTTTCTTGATTATGAAAGATATACATTCTTGTGCTACATCATCATATGTGCCTTTGTCACTCACATAGACTGGAATGCCCCTGAAGAATCCAAGTAGGCCATTTCTTACTATACCATTGCCAGCTGCTACTGTTGTATTCATAGCATCAACAAATTCTGTCATGCCCATGAATGAAGGTATAAGTAGGCTATTTACAACAAGGCCTGCAAACTCGTCTACATCTCTTTCATCTCCATAGAGTTGAAGTGCGTTATCAAGTTCAGTTGCAGTTATCGCTTTAGCTGCTGCTGTTGCAGATTTTAGCGATGATGTAAGCATCTCTGTTATAAGATCGCTGTCAAGTTTCCTCGCTAGAACGGCTGCTGTTTGCATCGCTCCTTGGTCTACTTGATTGCCTATGGCAGTAAGGTTTTCTGAATCGAATACCCTTATTGCCTTTCCTATTTGTTTTACAGTTGCAGTTGTTTGAGTTTGTGCAAGTTCTTCTGGTGTAAGGGCAACACCCTTTTCCATTTCTTCTGCATCTGTGCATAGACTCCACTTAGGGAATACTATCGTTTCTCCTTGTGAGGAATAATCGGGAATTTCTCCGAGGTCTGTTGCAAGTTGAAGGACTTTTACTTTTCCAGTGAATTTGGAAGTGACCAGCCCTGCATACACGTTGGGTTTTATAAATGCCATCCGTATCATCTCCTTATATTAGTATATTTGTGGATGTTCTTTTACGTCTGCATCCAAAAGACAATTTGATATTGATAGTTCGGATTATCACATCAATGTAAGACTATATATGTAACAAGTCTATTCCAAGTAGGCTTCACCTCCCTTGGAATAAATTTATATGAAAGTGCTATTTAGCACTTAGCATATCGAATAAAGTTGGATTGCTATCTGCAAGTGCTTGACGCTCCATATAATTCATCTTAGCAAACTCATCCTTTGTAATGCCATGATTGGCTTTGTGATTCTCTGGCTTGAAACTTGAATTGAGTAGCTGCGTATTTAGCAGACCCACAACTTCACTTTCAAAGGTTTCCACATCGTCACACTTGAGGTATTTAGCCAAATCACTTGGAATATTATTCTTTTGCAAAACAGATTGAATCTTGAGATTGTTTTCAAACTCTGCAAGTTCCCTTTCCTTTTGCTCAAGTGCCATTTCCTTTTCAGATTTTTCTGCTGGAAGTTTGGCTTCAAGTTCTTTCATTTTTAGGCTGTAATCCGTTCTCACTTTGTCGGTTTCGGATTGCACACGCTTATTAAGTTCTTCTTCACTGAAAAGCCCTTCCCTTGCTTGTGCTATAGCCTGCTCAAATTCTTCTTGTGTCATATTCTCTTTGTAATCCATTTGTATTACCTCCATTTGATTAGTTACCTTATACAAGCCCCTGTCTACCTCCCACAGGCGTTTTAACAGTTGCCATGAACAAAGCCCCTATATTAGTTTTAAAAGCCCTTACAAGGGCAATAAAAAAGACATCCAATTATTGAATGTCTAATCTGTCGTACTGTTCAATTAGCTGTAAAAGTTTTCGTTCGGTATCCGGATTAAGATTTCGTCTATCTGCCAAGTAGTGTGACAACATACTTTTGCTGATTCCTAACTTTTGGCAGATATAATTTTGTGTCAGTCCTAATTCCTTAATGCGTTGCTTGAGTTTGTTTTTTTCATTTTCCATTGTTGTCATCACCCCTTTATATATTGGAATGTCAACGTTTGTTGACTTATCTACAAAAAAAATGAAAGTGGGTTTTGCATTGTTTGTTGGTAGGAGTGGTAGGACTTGAACCTACGAGAACCCACAAACTCACCCATAATTATGCTAAAAAGTAAGACCTATAATAGTAAAACTATAAAATAGGAGATAGGCTGACAAGACCTATATAGAAAAGGAATTTTGTTCCTGTTCTACACATATATTACAGTGTGTGTATATCATTTTTTTGTCAACTTATGCTATATTTGTAAAATTTTCTTTTATTTTATTTTTATTTTCATTCATCAATTCTACGCATAAAGGCAATTTCAACCAATAATAAGCATCATCATTTCTTTGGACTTTCTCATGTTCATTTATGTATAATTCTTTTTTCTCTATGTATTCAGCAAGTTCAGGATATTTTTTGACAAATGCTTTTTGCATTCTCTTTCTAACATTGTCTATTTTCCTTGCACAGTTGCCACATAAACTATATCTTTTCCTTTCGAGTTCTTTCCTGCTCATGCCTTCATCAATACATTTCATATATTCTGCATACTCTGAAGGTGTCCATATTTCCATCAATCTAAGGCTATATTTATCAATCATGCCTGTAGTTTCATTTATGTAGTTTTCATGCTTGAGTGAATCCAGCGTCCTTTCTATGTTGTCAACTTGACTGTCTGTAAGTACATTTTCATAATTATTTAAAATAAACTCTATGTATAGTTGTCCTGCTGTATAGCCTATGTTCGTTTCTTCTTCATAATCATTTTCAAAATATGTATCTGTTGTTGCTATGTCCTCAAGTGTCAATCTTTCATCATCATGAAATTGTGAACCGACATCCTCAAAAGAGTAAACCTGAGTTTTGCCAATACGTTTATTTGCTTCATTCAGCAATCTACCCCTAAAACTATCTTGAATATATCTTCTTAGTTTGTTCAGCTGCTTATCATGCTCTGCCTTTACATCATGTATAAATCTGTTGTTTTGGCTGAAGGCTATAATATAATCTTGGAACATATCCATTATTTCATCAGGCTGGAATACCTTTGCTTGGATAGATAGGTTTCTCCCATTATATCTACCTTCAAGATGTTTTCCTTTTGTAAATTCGTGGGTAATCTTTTTTAAAAATTCCTTGATTGAAGGATCGTAAAATAAAACCCTGGAATTTCCGTTCCTGTCTATCTGGACATAGAAATATTCTAAAAAATTATGTCCTTCTTTGAAGGCCTCCAGTATGTCTGGTAAAGCGTTCACCCTTGCAATTTCAAATTGATTCATTTCTTGATACATCACTAACACATCCTTTTTCTTTTTTTTATTTTTTTGTTGCAATGTGAATGGATGTGTGATAACATGATATAAGTCGAAAAATAATCATTTATCACACAAAAGACAACAAAATGTACCACCCTCTTAATTGCAGTTAAGAAGGTGGTTTTTTACTGTCTACACAAATGCCACTCTTCATTATACCATAGTTATCGGCATAGTGTCAATAAACTTTAGCGATTTTTTTAAAAATTTTTATTTATTTTTATTTCCAATCAATTTGTGAACAGTTCCGGTGCTTAATCCTACCAGCTGTCCAATCTCTTTATAAGACTTTCCAATTTTTCGCCATTCTATTGCCTGTGCAATCTGTTCATCTGTATAGGATTTTTTTCTGCCTGCATTGCGTTCATTATGTTTCTTATATTTCAACTCTATATCCATTTCTACATCCACTTGACTATATCTCTCTAATGTCCTTTGCAGGAAGTCAATTTCTTGATTGTAGGCATGTACAGCCCCATCTATAAAACTATCTCTGGAAGTTTTTGTTTCTTTTGTAATGCCTTCAGCAAGTCCATCTCTAATACATATTGCCGTTTGCAATCTGGCATCCAACTCTTTCAATAATTCCTTGTAAGCGTTCATCAAATCCACCTCCCTAAAATTCAACAATTAATTGTTATATAATCATTATACCCCGAACGGTCTATTATATTCAACAATTATTTTATATTGTTGAACGATTAAGGCGAACACTAATAGCCATCTGATTAATGTACTTAAAAAAATACACTTATCACATGGCATTAATTTACATAATATTCTATTATATTCCTATTTATTCCATTTTGTCTGATTAGCTAATAGCATTTTTTCCAACTCGTCATTTGTGTATTGGCCGGATCTATCACACTCAAAATGGAATTTAGTTTTATAAGGATTGCCTGCCTTAGTATATGGCTTTGTGGCGTTCTCATTTGCCTTGTAAGGCGTTTTGACTTTCTTGTTGATGTTCTTATTGGCTATATTCCTACAAACTCCTACAAGCCAATTTAAGAGGTTGTTAATCTTATCAGTTGTTTGCAAATATATCTTAATCGCTTCTGATACAACGTTTATATCAAATTGCTTTAATAGTTCTGTTTTTGCATCTTCTAGACAACAACTATTATTATTAAAAGAATCTATTTTCGTCTTTGGCTCTGCACCAGTGTTCTTAGGAATTTGAACCACCCCTTGTTTAAGTGGCTGCACTTTCAAGAATGTATATTCGTTTACGTCATATTCTTTTGTTTTTGGATTGTAATGTGTTTTTTTAGTTATGATACCTTTATCAGCTAACCTATTGATGTACTTCAGGGCAGTATTTTTAGACATCTTCATTTCACTTGCAATACGCCTTATGCCTACTTTTGCTTTGTTCGTGTTTAAATTCATAAATTTTGCAATTGCATTATAGCAACCTACTTCAATTGCTGATAAATCTACGCTTGATGGTATCTGAACGAATGTCAACATTATTCCCACCCCTTATTTGTAAATACATAGGTGTGCTTTTTGCCGTTTCGTTCAATTTTGATATATCCTTTTAACTCTAATAGATATATATTTTTTCTTACTGTATTAACAGAACACTTAACAACATCTGCGATTTCTTGCATGCTCAATGTTATAGAATCCTTATTTGGCTCTTTTAAAATGTGTAATTTAACGTATATTGCATATTCGTATGCATTAAGGACAGATAATAATTTTATATACAATTCACGATTTTTTACATTCATTATCTCCTGCCCCCTTTCGTCAAGTTTGAAAGTGGGGTATTGCCTTTGACTAACTCGAATATATTTTCGTCTGATATACTTTGCAGATAGCGTTTTGTTATGTCTATGCGTTCATGGCCTAATAGCCTTGATAGGCTGTAAACATCCATTCTATTTTGTAGACATCGCTGTGCAAAGTAATGTCTGCAAGTATGAGGTGTACTTCTTATATCCTTTCTAACATTGGCTTGCTTGCCTGCATCCTTTACAATCCTTTCTAACATAGAGTTAGTTAATGGATTATTTCTGAACGATAGGAAATAATAAGGGCTTTTGGGATGTGCATAGAATCTGGAATCCCTTATCCTTTCATATTTTCTCAGCTGCTTTTGTGTCTGAAGCGATGGAACAACAAACCTTTCCTTTCGACCTTTACCAAAAATAAGTATAGTCCCATTGTCCTTGATATCATCATTCTTGATAGTACAGCATTCAAGGTTTCTTATTCCAGTATCAAATAGCATGTATAATATTGCCTTGTTTCTTATGTCGATAAAACTTTTGCCACTATACACATCAAGCATGGCGATTACTTCATCATCTGTAAATGTGCGAATAAGTATTTTGCTACCTTTTGGCGTTTGCATATTGTATAACGGACTGCTTGAAATATAGCCTTCCACTTGCAAATATACAAAAAATGCCTTGATAGACTTGAATACAGTAGCCACATAAGACGGCTTCATCTGTCTGTCTTGAAGATATATGACATAACTTTTAATGTGAATCTTTTGAATCTGCAAAGGATCGACAACGCCAAACTTTAATACCGTATGTCGCAGGAACAAACTTACATTATTTCGATACCCTTTGATTGTTCGTGGCGTTAGATTTCTAACTCTGCAATCCAAAATAAACTCTTCTAAATAAGCGTGTGAATACATAAAAAAACACATCCTCCCAATTGAATTTTGGTAGAATGTGTTAATGTTTATATGGCTGTATATCAT